TTATAAACAAGTTTCCAAATCCTGTTTTGATTGCACACAATGCACCATTTGATTTAAAGTATCTTGGTATTCGTGCAAACATGTATGGTATTAAGATGAAATCATACAAATCATTAGATACACTTGAATTGAACAAAATGTATTTTATTCCGTTACTCAAATCGGTAGAAGGTAGTGGAGAATTGGATTTGATTCTGAAATCATTATCCACTTATACGACAACAGGAAAACGAAAAGTTTCATCTACTTTGGGGAACTTGAGTAAGGCAATGAAGATAGATGTTAAGGGTTGGCACAATGCTCTTGCGGATGTAGAGATGTTAATGGGGGTTCTTGCCAAGATGGTTAAAACGTTTAAACAATATCAAGATGTAGATATAAGTGACTTGCATCGTAAGGAAGTTTTGAGGGTTGCAAAGAGTCAACATAAAAGAAAACATACTCCAAAGAAAAAGAAAAAATGAAGGACAATATAAAGGAAGATATGGAATATACTACTGAAGATATGGAAGAAATAAATTCTTTAATAGAAGAAATAGACACGTTATGTAAAGATGATTCTATATCCCCTTTACGAGAAGATCAAATGTGTGAGTTTTTATTACTCAAAGGAGCTGTTAGTGAAGGAAAAATAGAAGAGTTGAGAATTCAGGCAGAGGCGAGTAAAGTACCAAGTAAAGGTCTTTCTCCTGCACAACGAAGAAAGATGGCTATCCGAATGAGAATTCAAGCGAAGAAGCCGGGATTCATTATGAAACGATTACGTGCAATGAAACGTGCAGCAACCAAAGCAGTAATTGCAGTGCGTGCTCGTAAAGCTGCAATCAAACTGGTTGTCAAGAAATTCTTTCCTAAACTCCGAACAAAGAAAAAATCAGAACTCAGTTATTCGGAACGTGGAAAGATTTCACAGATAGTTAAAAAGAAATCAAAAATAATTGATCGATTTGCAAAAAAACTTCTTATTACAACACGTAAAAAGGATGTAGAACGTAGAAAAGCTATGTCTGGAAAAAAAGACAAAAAAGGAGTAAAAGGTGAATCATAATATTAAGAAAGGAAAAAGTGGCTGAATATACAAATGAAGAACCCTGTGAATTTATCTACCATATAACAGCGTTAGAAAAGATTATCGATGGTGATACAATTGATGCGGTAATAGACTTAGGTTTCGATGTCAGGTATTGTGGAAGAATCCGCTTACTAGGAATCGATACACCAGAATCCAGAACAAGACATAAGAACGAAAAAATCTACGGAAAATTATCCAAGGCTGCATTATCATCGTGGTTACATTGGGCAGTTGTAGATGACAGAGATGATATTGAGATTCAAGTTCGTTGTCCAGAGGCCGATTCAAGAGGTAAGTTCGGTAGAATTCTTGGAGAAATTTGGATTAATTGTACAGAAGACGGACATGAGTTTGGTGGATGGACAAACATAAACAAGTGGATGTGTGAAAATGGTTTTGCAGTTGGTTATACTGGTCAAAACAAAGATGATGTTAAAGACGAACATTGGAAGAATCGTCTACTTCTAGAAGAACATGGAGTTCATGAACTATTACAATGGGATGAAAACTAATGGCATATTCAGAAAAAGTATTGGAGCATTATGAAAAGCCGCACAATGTTGGTAGTTTGGATAGTGGGAGCAATAGGGTCGGTACTGGTCTTGTGGGTGCTCCTGAATGTGGAGATGTAATGAAACTACAAATCGAAGTTGATGGCGACAATAAGATCATCGATGCGAAGTTTAAGACATTTGGTTGCGGAAGTGCTATTGCTTCTAGTAGTCTTGCAACCGAATGGGTTAAAGGAAAAACAGTAGATGAAGCAAGTATGATTCAAAACACAGAGATAGTGAAAGAACTTTCACTTCCACCAGTTAAAATTCATTGTTCAGTTCTTGCGGAAGATGCGATTAAGGCTGCAATAAAAGATTATCAAAGTAAACAAAATTAAATGAAAGACATTCCCAAAGACATTATCAATGTATTAATTCCACCTAAAGTTGATGATGATGAAGAGGATGAGGAACCCGAAATGCCCAAAGGGGAATACGAGCAACGAAACGATCCAGATCATCCTTACTGTACCAACTGGCCCATGAACAAAAAGAAAGAAAAGAAAGATGAAAACGTTTAAAGAATATAGGTTAGACAGAAAACTTGACAAGTACGTTAGTGATGAAATCAAGAAGCGGAAACTTGCAAAATTTCCAGTTAATGCAACTGATGACATCAAAATGAGAATGAAACCCAACAAACCAGCGTTCAAATTTCCATCACCAAATAGTGACATGATGATTCATGTTTTCCTTAGACCAATGGAAGGAAAAAAAGGAATGATGGCATACAACTACCAATTAGAGGACAAGTAACATGAAAAAATTTAACGAGTATTCTTCGTTTGAAGACAAGATTCTCGGAACACTTAAAAGAGGCCCATGCGACCTCATGACACTTTCTCATAAACTTAAAGAGGATATAATGCCAGTCAGTTCTATGTTAGAACACCTCAAGGTTTACGATAAAGTGGAAATGTACAAAGAAAAGTGGCAAATTAAAAGAACAAAGAAAAATTGAATTGGAAAAAATGAGTTATTCTAGATGGGTAGACTCCATATTTTATACGTATTGGTGTGTATCAGATGTGAAAAATAAAAATGATGAAGTGTTCATATGTCATACTGATATCTATAAATGTTATAAGTTTAAGTACATAGAATGTAAAAGGATAGTTGGAGATCTTACTGCTATCAAGGGAAAAATTAATGAGATTAAAGGTGATGAAGATGCAATAGAGTTACAAGGTTATATAAAAGAGTTTGTAAAGAGTGTAGACAAAGAATATAAATGAAAACGTTTAAACAATATCTTAAAGAAGGAGTTGCTTGGGAACTAAGTGCTTCCAAGATGATATTTGATTTTGGCCAAATGTCCAATATGAAAATTCCATTAACATCTAAGACAATGGAATGGATTTTCCAAGTGCAGTTACCAAGAGCAACGGTGTTTCATGTTACAAGTGGTATTGGTTTGGAGAAGTTGAAGAGATTACAGAACAAGAAAAAAGCAATCTCTGCCTTTTTTAACATGAGTGCTGATTATATAGATTCGGGAATAAAAACTGAAGGGGGAGTTGTTGCAGAATTGGATGCAAATATAATTATGTCAAGTAAAAATGATATATTGAGCATGCCAGACAAAACGGGCAGAAGGTGGGTTGAATTACATAGTATAGACCCAAAAGAGAAGATGCATCCAGAATTTGAAAAGATGTTAATAGACCTTGCAATAAAACATGATCCAAAAAATAAAGAATACCTAAAAACATCACCAGAAATAGGAATGGGTGTTTGGTGGAAATTACAATCAGACTTTAAAGATGATGGTAAAAAGATATCTTTGATAATTGCAGATTATATTGATGGTGTAAATGCACTTCTCAAGAAACACAAAAAAGAGATTCAAGGCAGGGTTCATGGATATTATGTCAGAAGAGGAACGATAGCAGTTAAACATCCATCTGGTCGTATGGTAGGAGGCGATTCAGAAATAAGTGAATGGAATGCGTGGGACGAACAAGTAGTAGATAAAATTAAAATTGAGAAGGTTCATACTTATAATACGGCAAGGAGATCTGGAGATTGGGTAAAAACAGACATAATTCCAAAATTGGGTAAAATTCCACACAAACATTGGAAATCTACTAAGGAATTATCAACTTACATCAGTCAAGTTGCTGATGCAGAAGTAAGAGTATTAAGAAGAAGCAAGGGATGAAAACCTTCAAACAATATCTAAAAGAGGGGCCACCAGCATGGACTGAAAGTTTATCTACCATGTTGTTTGATTTACCAAGAGAAGGTCTTAAAGATTTGAAGATTCCGTTGTCTCCAGCAATATTCAAAAGGATATGGCCAGAGTCAGTTCGTTCAAGAGTGTTCCATTTAACTGATGATGAAGGTATTAGGAAATTAAAAAAAATTCAAGGAAAGAAAAAATCAATCTCTGCGTTTTATAATATAAAAGATTTTATACTCTCTAGTGGAATTAAAACAGATGGTGGTTATGTTGTAGAGTTAGAAGGTGATGTTCTTGCAGCTGCACCAGATGATATTTCAAGTCAACCAGACAAAACAGGAAGAAGATGGATAACTTTTAGTTCACTTATGAATCCATCTACTGCTAGTGATCCTGGCCTGGGTGGTAGAAGTAAACTCAAGAAAATAGAAAAAGATTTAGAGAATTTATTAGTAGAAATTCTTGTTAAAAATGGAATGGGGCCATACAAAAAAGGTTTGACTACCAGCGAACTTAACAGAGGATGGTCTTGGCTTGGTGCAAAAACAGGTGGAAAAGAAAAATCAATAATTATCAAAGATTATATTGATGGTATGGAAAAGATTATGAAGAAGTATTCCAAACCATTAAAATCTATATTTACAGATTATACCAAGAAAAGAACTCTTGATCCAGATGAAGATAGTGGTGAAAAAGCAATGTGGGATGAATTGGTAGTTAATAATTTTAAGATTCAAAAGATTCATGCAGCAGGAGGTTATCTTGGCCCAGACTTTTATGATGATGAAGTTAGAGATAGACATAGTAAAATCTTGTCTAAATTAGGATTTCCATTTGAATTGTGGGAAGATGTGGGAGATTTAGTAGATTACATTACAAGAACAGTACAGAAAATAAAACTATGATTAGGTTTCAAGAGTATCTTACAGAGGCCGCTGGAAAAAACTTACACTTAGAACATATTGAGGATGAGATTCTAAATAGTGGTATACAAGGTGGAAGGGCCGCAATCAATTTTATACAGTCACTTAGAGATATGTTGGCTGGAACTGCAAAGACTCCTGTGAATGTAAGTACAAAATGGGATGGAGCTCCTGCGATATTTGCAGGAACAGACCCTTCAGATGGTCAGTTTTTTGTTGCGAAGAAATCAGTATTCAATAAGAATCCTATTCTTTACAAGAAAGAATCTGATATAGATGTGACAGGAGATCTTGGAGAAAAGTTTAAGGTTGCATTAAAAGAGTTTTCAAAGTTAGATATTAAGGGTGTATTGCAAGGAGATTTACTCTACACCTCACTTGACTCAAGTATTGCAGACCATTGGACATTTCAACCGAATACGATTATGTATGCGGTTCCAAAGGATTCTGACATAGGAAAAAAGATTGCTAAATCAAAGATAGGTATCGTATGGCACACTACTTACTCAGGAGATACCTTAGAGGCTATGACTGCTTCTTTTGGAGTGAGTCAACCACTTAAAAAGGTTTCCTCAGTTTGGCATACAGATGCAAGTTATAAAGATGTTTCTGGTAGTGCAAAGATGACAACCGCAGAAACAACAAAAGTTACAGGAGATTTATCAGAGGCTGGTGGTGCATTTAGAAAAATAAATTCAAAAAAAATGGGGGAATGGAATCCCCTGCAAAACACACTACCA